TGGAGCAACCGCTACCTTAATTGCAGACTTGTTATGGGAGTCAGGCAATACCAATGTAGCCCTAGTGACTGCTGGATCACCTAGACCAGGTGGACGCAGACTACGCAGGAGGATCAAGGATCTTGAGCACTTGCGTTTTGTTCATGGAGATGATATAGTACCTGGCACACCCCCTTGGCTTGCTGGATATGTACATACTCATCCAGTTATTAAGTTGAAAGATGAGAAGGACACTAAATTTGATGGTGTTGCTGATCACAACATGGGGTCATACTATGACGCTGCGGTGAAATATTACGGATGACCTTTTTATTTTTGTTATTCAAACCCTTACTATTCTTAATGGTAAGGAAGGTATTTAAAAAACAGATGAAGGTTTTTGCTGTTGAGATGCTTGAGGATTTTGCTCAGTCCACAGACAACGATGTGGATGATCAACTCGTAGCCAGAGTCAAGAAGGCTATGAGATTGGGGGCGGTATAAATAAGTTGTAGAAATGGTAATTTATTCGGAGAGTATCAATGTCTCTATACGGTAGTACCGATAGTAATGCTAACAAAACCAAAGCTGGGATTGGTGTTGCTTCGGATTCACAAACAAAAACAATAGTTTATATTGACGAAACAGAAGCAGCACTTGAGCAGAATAAGAAGCGAGGGTTGAATGCTCCTGGTTGGTGGTCATACTTCACTTATAACGATAGCTCAGGTAGAGCACGTCATAAAGCAGAGCAAATGGTATTCATTGCTGGTGGTGAAGCAAACTCTGGAGAGACACAGGCAGATGATACTCTTGCTGGTGACTTCCTTTCTACAGTTTCTATTAGTACACAACCTTCTAACGCATCGGTTGCTGCTACTAACACACAGAACTTCTCAGTTGTCGCTGTCCCAACAGGTGAAGCATCCGCAATTGATGGTGCTGCCAATGCTGGAAACACAGCAGGAAGAACTGCTGGTACATATACTGCAATAGCAGCAACAGGTGGTACTGGATCAGGTGCTACTGTTACTCTTGTAGTTGATGCTAACGGTGCTGCTACAGCTACCCTAGTTGGTAAAGGTGGTGGATACACTGACAATGACACATTGACACTCAGCAGAACTGGTACATATGGTGGTGCTACAGACGTTACAGTTAATGTAAATGGAGTAGGTGCTACAGCAACATATCAGTGGCAGGTTAGCACAGATGGTGTTAACTACGCTGATGTTACAACTGGAACCAATGATACTACTGCTACATACACAACAGCAGCAACAGCCGCTGGAGATAATGGCAACAAGTACAGATGTGTAGTCGGAACCTCACAAGGTGCAACTCCTGTGATTTCAAGTGCTGCCACATTAACAGTTACATAATATGTAAATGAAATTTGATGAATTGACACAGGATAACTGGATCCTATTCGCTATTAAAAATTATAATAATCCTCAATCAGTTACATATGCTGACTTCGAGGAGGATCTGAAAAGGTTCAAATATATCAAGAGACTCCTCAGAAGGTATGAAACCACTGGGGAGTTTCGCAAGCATTTGATCCTGAATCATATTATATTATTATATAATGTCTTTGGTGATGCTGCCACACCACTCTTATTCTATAAGATTGAGGGTACGTACTGGCCAGTTATTAAATCATTCATGGTCTTCCTAGATAGGTTACCTGAATCACTAAATAATGATATTGACAAGACGTGTCTCAAGGAACTCAATCTGATATGAAACGACTTTCCGAAATGATGGCTGGAGATGGTAGCGGTCTTGCACTGCCACCTGCTTTTGTCTTTGTTAATACTAAGTCGGCACGTAAATATAAGAAGGGTAACTCCAAGATTGATGGTCGTTCCAAAGATGCAAAAGATTTGATGTCACGTATCCAACGTAGAAAGATGAAGAAAGAAGAATTAGAAACTCCTATTACTGAATCCGTTCCTAACGAAACAGAACGTGCTCAGAAACAGATTGGGCAAATGAAAAAACTCAATCGTAGGAAGGACTTACAGAAGAAGCGTGGTGAAGCCAAGCAAAAGATGCAGAATAAAACCAAAGAGATGGATATTCTGATGAAGGCAAGACTATCTGACTTCAAAAAGAAGGCAGGTTCTCAGACTAAAAAATTGAAAACATTAAACAACTCTATAGAATTAAAAGGTGATGACATGATTAAAGAAACTACATTGAGTCAAAAGGATGCTCTTGAAGTAGCAGTTGCAGTAGCAACTAAGGAGGTTCCTGATTTTGGTGAGAACGATATGGCAAAGATTCAGTTCTCTGATGGTGGTGTACAGAACTTAGATAATTTTTCTGCTAAGAAAATTGCAGCATGTTATGGTTCATTGGATGATGCCCATAAGGATCAGTTTAGATTCATGGTAAATAAGGATGCTGCTACATTCCAGTCTGCACTGGACTTTGCCATCCGCAACGTCTAAACATGGCCGAGAGTATTAATGCTGCTATCATTGAGCGGCTGGAGAAGGTTGTTGATACTCTCCAAGACAATTCAGTTAAGATGGGTAACCTTCTTGCTGTCCATAATGAAAAGTTGGATAAGCAAGATAGGATTGATGGTGTTCTCTTTGAGAAGATCGAGTCAGTCCATCGTGAAGTAAACCGTCAAGCACTTGATATAAAGAAAGGCTGTGAAAGAGATATCCGAAAAGTCGATGACCGTCTTAGAGCGATGGAAAAGAAGATGTGGTCTATTTTTGGTGCTCTGTCTATTATATCTTTCGTGGTTAGTCCAATCGGACAAAGAATAATTAAACCAATGTTTCAACCGTCACAACCTAGGTTGACACCAGTAGCAAGTCCTGTTAGTATAGAGTCACCTCAGATGAGCTGACTTGTCTTACCTTGACGTAAAGTACATACAATACCTTTCACCTCGTCTGCCCCTCTTCAAGAAGAAGAAGGCAGACCTTTTTAATTTTAGGTGTCCCTACTGTGGTGATTCACAGAGGAAGAAGAACAAGGCTCGTGGATACTTATTCAAGATTAAAAATGAATTTGCATACAAGTGTCACAATTGTGGGTATGGAAGAACCTTTTCTAATTTTTTAAAGGATCAAGATACAATGCTTCATGATCGATATATCATGGAGAAATTTAGAGATGGTAAGACTGGTAAGGGTACTACCACACCCAATCCTAAGTTTAATTTTACACAACCTAAATTTAAGAAAAACGATATAGATTTAGATAAAATATCTGATCTAAATACATCACACACCGCACGAAAATATCTCCAAGATAGAAAGATAAAGGATCTATCTCAGTTCTATTATGCACCTAAGTTTAAGGCTTGGACTAATGAACTGAAGCAAACTTTTGATAGTCTTAGAGGGGATGATTCAAGGATCATCATTCCATTCAGGGATAAAGATGGTAAACTGTTCGGTTATCAAGGTAGATCTCTAGCCAAGACGGCTACGCTTAGATACATAACGGTCATGCTTGATGAGGACAGACCCAAAATATTCGGATTGGATAGGATAGATGACACAAAACCCATTTACATTACAGAAGGACCATTCGACGCAACGTTCATTCAGAATTCCGTTGCGATGGGTGGGTCTGATGTTGATATTCGGACGTTTGGCTGGCGCAATTATATTTACGTTTATGATAACGAACCACGTAACACAGAAATCGTCAACCGAATCTCCAAGTCCATCGATGGAGGAGGTAAGGTAGTAATTTGGCCTAAGAATATACAACAAAAGGACATCAATGACATGTACCTAGCTGGACATGATGTGCAAAAGGTGGTAGAATCTAATTCATACAGTGGGTTAGAAGCAACTCTTAAACTAAACGACTGGAAAAAAGTATGAGCAACGGCATTAAAGTAGTTAAACGAGACGGTGAGGTAGAACCTCTCAACCTTGACAAAATTCATAAGGTAGTAGAAGATGCCTGTGAAGGGTTAGGGAGTGGTGTAAGTGCCTCACAGGTCGAAATGAACTCAGGTTTGCAGTTCTATGATGGTATTAAAACATCAGACATTCAAGAGATACTGATCAGGTCAGCGAGTGATCTGATTGATCTAGAGCATTATAACTATCAGTTTGTTGCTGCACGGTTATTGTTGTTTACTTTATACAAACAAGTTCATGGTCCACAGTGGATGGAAAATCATCCACACATTTCTGATCACATTACAGAGTGTGTTACGAAAGGTGTCTATGACGGAGACATTGTAGCTAAGTATACACAAGAAGAGTGGGATAAGATTAACTCATGGATCGATCATGACCGTGATATGCTTTTCACTTATGCTGGTCTTCGACAGGTCGCAGATAAGTATCTTGTACAAGATAGGAGTGTGAACTCAGTATATGAGACACCTCAGTACATGTATATTATGATTGCTGCGACATTATTTTCAAATTATTCATCAGATGTAAGGCTTACATATGTCAAAAACTACTACGACGCAATCTCCAAACACAAAATCAACATCCCAACGCCCATTATGGCAGGTGTCAGAACACCCATACGTCAATTTGCATCTTGTGTTCTGGTTGATTCTGACGATACCCTCGATAGTATCTTTAGCTCTGATATGGCTATTGGGAAATACGTTGCACAAAGGGCTGGTATCGGCATTAACGCTGGAAGAATCAGAGGAATCAACTCTAGAATCAGAGGTGGAGAGGTTCAGCACACAGGTGTTGTACCCTTCCTTAAGAAATTTGAGTCTACTGTCAGGTGTTGTACACAAAACGGTATCAGAGGCGGGTCCGCAACTGTCCACTTTCCTATCTGGCATCAAGAAATCGAGGACATCTTGGTTCTCAAAAACAACAAAGGAACAGAAGACAACCGAGTCAGAAAGCTCGACTACTCCATCCAGTTAAGTAAACTATTTTATGAAAGATTTATTGCAAGTGAGGACATTAGCTTATTCTCTCCTCACGATGTTCCTGGTCTATATGATGCTTTCGGAACTGATGGTTTTGACGAACTCTACAGACAATATGAGTCCGACCAGACCATCCCTAGAAAGACTATTGCTGCCCAAGAATTAATTCTTGATCTTCTTAAGGAGAGAGCAGAGACTGGTCGTATTTACATAATGAATATCGATCACTGCAATGAGCATTCATCTTTTAAAGACAAGGTTACCATGAGTAACCTATGTCAAGAGATTACTTTACCTACTACACCTATCCAACATATCGATGGTGGTGGTGAGATAGCACTGTGTATACTATCTGCTATCAATGTAGGTAAACTACGTAACCTTGAGGAGATGGAAGAACTATGTGACCTTGCTGTACGTGGACTGGAAGAGTTGATTGACTATCAACAGTATCCAGTTGAAGCAGCAGAAAAATCTACTCTAGCACGTAGGTCATTAGGTGTAGGATTCATTGGATTAGCACACTATCTTGCGAAGCAAGGTGTTAAGTATGAGGATCCACAAGCATGGAAACTGGTACATGATTTGACTGAATCATTCCAATACTATCTACTTAAATCATCTAATCAGATTGCTAAGGATAAAGGACCATGTGACTACTTCGAACGTACTAAGTATGCTGATGGTATTCTACCTATAGATACTTACAAAAAGGATGTAGATGAATTGGTTCCAAACGAACTTCACTGTGACTGGGAAGGACTCAGAGGATCCATTGCTATGCATGGACTCAGACATAGCACTCTATCTGCACAGATGCCATCCGAATCATCTTCGGTTGTTTCCAATGCTACAAATGGTATTGAACCACCCAGAGATTATCTCTCAGTCAAGAAGTCTAAGAAAGGACCACTTAAGCAAGTTGTTCCACAGATTGCAACCCTTAAGAACAATTATACGTTGCTCTGGGATATGCCTAGCAATACTGGGTATATTAATATTGTTGCTGTTATGCAGAAGTTCTTTGATCAAGCAATTTCTGGAAACTGGTCCTATAATCCAGAGCATTACGAGAACGCTGAAGTTCCTACTTCAGTGATGGCACAAGATCTTCTTACCACATACAAGTATGGTTGGAAGACCTCTTACTATCAGAATACATATGATAGTAAGAAAGATGTAGATGAACCTGCACATCCAATAGGATGGAAGGATGATTTGCCAGAAGAAAAGCAAAGTATGGTTAATCTACTTGATGATATATTTTCCACTGAGGAGGAGGCGTGTGATAGCTGTGCGATCTGACATTAAAGGAATGACCGTATTCAATACGAAGAAGGTCGATACAACCAAAGGACAGATGTTCTTTGGTCCTCCATTAGGAGTCCAGAGATACGATAAGTTTAAGTATCCTATCTTCGATAAACTAACACAAACACAACTAGGCTTCTTCTGGAGACCAGAGGAAGTTTCGTTGCAGAAGGATAGAGCAGACTATCAAACACTTAACAAGGCACAGAAACATATCTTTACTAGCAACCTCAAGTACCAGATCCTTTTGGATAGTGTACAAGGTAGAGCACCTGGTATGGCATTTGCACCCTACTGTTCCTTACCTGAGTTAGAAGGTTGCATGAATATATGGCAGACTATGGAGATGATTCATAGCAGATCATATACACATGTAATTAAGAATGTATATCCTGATCCATCAGAGGTCTTTGATACTATACTAGATGATGATAAGATACTTGATCGTGCTGCATCAGTTACTAAAGCATATGATGAGTTCATTAACATAGCAAATGAATATGGTCAGAGTAACAGTTGGAAGTCTGACATGTATGATCATCCAAACTCTGAATGGACACGCAAAGATTTAAAGAGACATCTCTATAGGGCAGTTGCTAATGTGTATATACTGGAAGGTATTCGGTTTTATGTATCTTTCGCTTGTTCTTTTGCTTTTGGGGAACTCAAACTCTTGGAGGGAAGTGCAAAGATCATCTCTCTCATCGCCAGAGATGAGTCACAACACATGGCAGTCACGCAGAACATTCTTAATAAATGGAAAGAGGGAGATGATCCTGAGATGATTGACATCATTAAGGAAGAAGAGGAAAATGTATACCAGATGTTTAAGGATTGTGTAGCAGAAGAGATGGATTGGGCAGAGTATCTATTTAAAGATGGTTCCATCATTGGTTTAAATGATAAACTATTACAGAACTATGTTGAGTGGACTGCTAATCGTAGATTAAAATCGATAGGATTGAAACCTATCTTTGATGTACCACTAGCAAACAATCCATTACCATGGACTGCACACTGGTTATCATCTAAAGGTATGCAAGTTGCACCACAGGAGACAGAGGTCGAGAGCTACATGGTGGGTAGCATCAAACAAGACGTTAAGAAAGATACATTTGCTGGCTTTAAATTATGAACGACTATCCTGATCAGAGTAGGAAAGAGTTTGAATGTAATGATATAAGAACCTGTAGACTAAGAAAGGCAGGTGATTGGATTGGATATGACTTTGAGAATCCACCTATCTTTTCAGACTTTGCACCTCAGTGGAAGTATACTATAGGTCAAAAGAAAATAGATATAGACCTTGATGTATTAACAGAACTATTATTAAAGAAAGAAAGAGAACTTATTGATACATATCCTGCTGCCAGTGATGGTAGTACTAGGTTGGGACCGAAGAGTGTTACTTCTAGGTTTCAATATTTTAATGTTATGGATAAGGAGACATGGGACTATGATATAATACATCAAGTTCGTAAAGAGATTAAGACTTTTCATAAACAATATGTGAGAAGTCTTTTTGGACAGGATCATAGAGTCCCTCGTACTCGTATTAGATGTTGGTTCAACGTCATGAGAAAGGGTGAGAAGATCCAACAACATTATCATTCTGCACATGGATACACATATATTGGAGGTCACATCACTGTTAAGTGTGGTGAGAGTTCTACGATATACGTGACACCATTTGAACATGACAAACCATTTGAATTAAAGAACGAAGCAGGTAGTATAACTCTGTTTCCTAATTACATACCACATTACACAACAAGACACAAGACAGATGAACCTAGAATAACTATGGCATTTGATCTTACCTTATTGAATAATGTAGTGCAGTTTGATACAGATGCAAAACAACTACCGATACTATGACTAATGAAGAGAAAGACTGTACCGATCAATACTTTGAATGTACTAGTGAATGTGATATCAACGATAAAGAATGTGAAGACGCATGTGTTGAAGAGCTTAAGGAATGTGATGTCCCTGATTGGAGAGAAGAGATGAAAGGTTATACCTCTAGTAGGTATGAACTGGATCTCTTAGAGAATGGACCGAAGAGTCTATCTCAATCATGGATGATGGGTGCATTGCATAACAAGTGGAAGAAGATTAAAGGGATCAAGGATCCTGAACCACCTGATTGTTCATCATCTTTAAGTGAGTTTTATAAGAAACAGAATGAGTATGACTGAAATACATTCTTATGGTGATGACATGGAGATCCTTCATAAGTCTGAGAATGAAGGTAACAGAAATCTTATGGGGTTTGATTGTCCACAACCACTAACTCCTTATGCACCACCACAACAACGTTGGTTGATACTAGAAGGTACAGAGTTTGATGTTGACTGTGATGTATTAACAAAATTCTTTTTGAAAAAGGAACAATGGGTTATTGATACCTATGCTCCCGACACTGATGTTGCACCTCAAGCACCACCATTAACACAGAGACTGAGCCAGTATAATATATTTGAGTGGGAGTCTGAGTGTGTTGAATTGTTTAAACTACGTAAGATAATTAAAAAATTCCACAAGGAATATAATAAAGTAGTGTGGGGTAAAGACTATAGGTTTAAAGAAAAATTATGGATACGTTGTTGGATGAATATCATGAGAGAAGGTGAGGTGATAGGAAATCATATTCATTCAACAAGTCCTATATCATATCTGGCAGGTCATATGACTATATCTTGTGATGATTCTCAAACGATATACTCACATCCATTATTTCAATTACCTGATGGACATAAATTTTATAGTGATAACAAAGCAGGTACATTAACTCTTTTTCCTGCAACAGTACCACACTGTACTACAGTACAGAAAACTAACACACCTAGAGTTACTATAGCATTTGATTTAGCTATTAAAGATGATCCTGGAGCAGTACTATTACCATTATGAGCAAGAACGAAACAATTAAATTTATCATCAGACAAGATGGAACCGTAACTGAAGAGGTTATTGGAGTAGAATCTGGAAATTGTATAAATCTTACAGAGTCTATTGAAGAAGCATTAGGTTCAGTAGTTACACGAGAATATAAACCAGAATACTATAACAATGTCACACTTCAGCACAATCAAAACCAAGATCAAGAACAAACCACAACTGATTGAAGCACTGGAACTTCTACAGTATAACGTAGAGGTTGATGTTGCCTTAGAGAATCCATGGGATCATAAACACAAACAATGGAACGTTGATGTTGCTGTTGGTAATGACATTGGATTCAGACGTAACAAGGAAGGTGTTTACGAACTCGTTACAGATCTTCAAACTTGGAAGCAACCTATTCCACCTCAGAGATTCATTGAAAAGGTTACTCAACAGTATGCTAGGATGACTGTTCACAACACAGTCAAGGACTTAGGTTTTCAAGTTCAAGAAGAGTGGGAGATGGATGACAACAGCATAGAACTCACTGTAACTAGGTGGGTTCATTAATATAAAAACATTATTAAATCCTACATTATCTAACTAAATAGGTTTATGAGCGTAATAATCTACCAAGAACATTGCGAGTATCTTGAGAGGCAAGTTGATGAACTCCAGGAGGAGGTCTTGTTTCTTAAGACTCAACTTGAATACAAAACTATGGGTCTTCCAGACGGAGAACTAAATACTGAGGACTAGATAATGAGCATGTGGAAAAGAATAACCAAACTTCAGAAGGAAGTTATGAGAACCCCTGGACCTATAAGGGTTCAACTTTTTCTTCTGCTGACATTAACGGCTTCTTCGGTTACGTCTACCGCATTACAAATTTGCAATCGGGTAAACAATACATCGGAAGAAAATACTTTTACCAGCGTCGTAAACCTAGAGGTGGTAAGAGAAGGGTTACGTCTGAGAGTGACTGGAAAAGATACTATGGAAGCTCTGACGAACTTAAAGCAGATAGAAAGTTACTTGGGAACGAGTTATTCAAGAGAGAAATCATCTCGCTCCACACAACAGGAGGACGTACCAACTATGCAGAGACAAAAGAACTCTTCCTAAACAATGTGTTACAGGAAACTCTGGATGATGGTACACCAAAGTATTATAATAGTAACATCTTAGGACGTTACTACAAGAAGGATTATTTCAAAGAAGAATGACAGGCGTTAAATGTCTTGCTTGCGGTAAAGAATTGTTTGCCAATAAAGTACAGTTTGTATGTTGTGGATGTGCTAATATGACATCCCTTCATGGAGATACTGTGTCTGCAAATAATATGTCTCAAGTACAACTGTTACAAATTAATAAGAATGTTAAGAAAGCATCACTTTTCTCCAGTGATGAGTTAAAATACCAAGAGGCTCGCCGTAATCGGAAAGTCCGTAAAATGACCTTTGAGGAGAGATGATTAACCTAGAAGAAAAATTTGGATCTTACATCAATAGTAGTAAGGGGTTTCGTATTGATGGAGTTAACGAACCAGTCACAGGATATGGATACCATTGTGATGGTTCGGACATCATAGGGTACTGGGTTAACACAAGAAACTATAAACTGTACTATAATATGAACGAACAGTTCTTAAAAATGGAACCTTTGAATGAACACAGTAAAATAAAATGAAAATTTTCTTAGACACCGCAGAGGTGGGTCAAATCGTTGATGGGTATAAGACTGGTCTGGTTGATGGTGTTACCACTAACCCAACTCTTATACTCAGGTCAGGTAGGCAGCAGAGTGATGTGATAGAAGAGATCTATCAAGCATGTCCTAACCTTGAGTCTATATCTGCTGAAGTAGTAGCAGATACTGCTGATGAGATGATTGAACAAGCACAACCTTACATTGCTCTTAGTGACAACGTTACTATTAAAGTTCCTTGCACAGAAGAAGGACTCCTAGCATGTAAAGAGTTAAGTAATGATGGTGTACTTACTAACGTTACTCTAGTGTTCTCAGTATCACAGGCAATTCTTGCTGCAAAAGCAGGTGCTACTTATGTTTCACCATTCGTAGGACGTGTGGATGATAACTCATTTGGTGGTCTTTGTTTGGTAAAAGACATCGCTAATACATATAGTAGGCATGACGTTGAAACACAAATTCTCGCTGCTTCCATTAGGAATGTCAGAGATGTAGGCAGGGCTTTTGAATACGGTGCAAACGTATGTACCTTACCTGTTAAAGTTTTCAAAGGAATGTATAAGCATATTCTAACCGACAAGGGATTAGAATTATTTGATAATGATTATCAACAAGCATTAAAAGAATCCACATGAAAAATTTCACCGTATATTCTAAGGACGGATGTCCTTACTGCCAAAAGATTATAGAGGTATTAGGACTGTCAGAATTAAATTACGTTGAGTATAAGTTGGATATAGATTTTACGAAGGAAGCATTTTATGGCCAGTTTGGTGATGATGCTACCTTCCCTCAAGTTGTAATGGATCATCAAAATCTTGGTGGATGCCAAGAGTCTATAAGGTACATGCAACAAGAGAATATATGCTGTGTGGTATAAAGCAATGATAGAATTAGATGAATCTGAATTTCAGAAAGATGTTGACAAATGGCAACAGAAAGCTGAAGAAGGTGAAGTGGTCTTGATAAAAAAACCAAATGGTGCTACAATACTGATGGTCCCACAAGATCCAGGAGACTTAACAGGTCTCTGTGACATATAAACTTACAGGAGATACACTATGGCAGACGTTAGAACACACTTGCTCAGAGCAAAGGAAGAAGTTAGACTAGGTTTGATTGGTGCGTTAGAAGAACAGTATGCAGAGTTGGTTCCACAACTAGCAGCGATGTATTCTGATCTAACTGAGAAGTTGAAGGTAGTACGTGCAGATTTTGGTAGTGATGATGTAGTAGAGTTTGGTGGTCATCTATATGATGTACCTACTCAGTACAATTTTAATCTTGAGAGTAATGTTGACTTGAATACAGGTCTATTCAAAGACGATACAATCTCTATTGATACAGGATCTCTAGATGGTGTTGACATTAAAATTGATACATCAAATCATCCCGACAATGTGGTTACGTTTGGTAAAGAGTAGATAAACAAGACCCCTTCGGGGGTCTTTTTTTATTACCTAAATACTTTTAGCTTAGAAAAAGTGTCTTCAGGACTAGAAGTATGTCAAAACTCTTAGCGAATCAGATCGCAAATTACAATGATAACGGACCTGTAGAAGCGAAAGAAGGACTGAACCTTCCTACAGGAAAACCACTACAACTAAATGGTGTTGTTGGTACAGCAGGTCAATACCTGACTACTGATGGTACGTCATTGCAATGGACAACACTACCTACTATTCCTCCTGCACAGATACAGGCTGACTGGAATGAATCAACACCCACTGAGACAGATTATATAAAAAATAAACCTGCGTTATCCAGTGTTGCTACCAGTGGTAACTATTCAGATTTAATTAATAAACCTACCATTCCACCTGCACAGATTCAATCTGACTGGAACGTAGGTACACCAAGTGATGTTGCATTTATTAAAAACAAACCAGCGTTTGCACCTGTTGCTACGAGTGGTGCTTACACAGACTTAACTGGAAAACCTACCATACCAACAACACTGGGTGATTTTGGTATAGGTGCTCAGGATATTAACTTTGCTTCATATAAAATATTTTATTCTAATGTATGGAATACATTAACTGACCTACAGGCAGTTAGTACCAGTACATATCATGGTATGTTTGCTCATGTTCACTCTACTGGTAGTGGATACTTTGCACATGCTGGAGCATGGGTTGAACTATTAGATGTAAACAAATCTATTGGTAAACTTGCTGATGTATACACCACTGGTGTTACTGATGGTCAGGTATTGAAGTGGGATGCTGCAAATAGTAGATGGTCTCCTGCTGATGATGATAACTCTGGTGGAGGAGGTGGTGGTAGTGGATCCAGTACATTTGTAGGATTAACTGATACACCTGCTAACTTTACTGGTGCTGCT